CCAAAACCCACACTCTCTTTTCAAATAAATATAAATATTATAGTAATTTATATGTAAGATTTAATATTCTATAATAATATTATTTCTGATATAATGTTTTATAATTTTATAATAATTATATTACATTTAAATAAAATAATTAATTTAAATTTTAATTTAGTTCACGGGGCTAATTCTTTTGAAAACCCTTATTAGTAACAAAATAATAAAATTACAAGGTTCAGACCTTGGTTTAAATACTATAAGATTAATATATATATTAAATTATGCACCAACAGGCAAAAGTAAGGTTTAACCCTGTTTAATTTAATGCTTAAAAACGTCCCTTAGCATATATTAATTTTATTTTAAATTTAAATGTATAAAAAGTTAAGTAATTTAATGAAGTATAATGGATATGTTAGTAAGTAACTATATTATTTATTTTATATTAACAATTTATTGTATAATGAAGAGGTTATAATGTAATTTATTGCATAAAAACACAGATTTATTTGAAACCTACGGGCGTAGATAATATAATTATATAATATATGAAAGCAACCGCTAAGAAATTATATGGATTTATTTTATTTAACCTAGTAGTTGAAATTATCTAATTAACAGGATTTCAATAATACTAGAAAAAAGTAGACTGTTTGAATTTAGTTCGACCGACTAGAAGAGGCGGGATTTTTAAAATTTTATATGGTGACAACAATTAAGAATATTATTAAAGCAATGGCATTAGAAAAAGCATTTAAAACTTTAAATTTAAACGAAGAAATTAAAATGAATGATACCGATTTTTATGAAAAATTGCAAAAAGCATCTGACAAGTGGAATCACTATGAACAATCTAATGAATTCCAATGTTTTGATTGTTATGATGTTAATTTACATACTCAAAAATATGTTGATGAGTTTAGAACAACTATATCTTATACTATAAATGGCATAAATGAAAAAATTTCAGCAACTAATAAAAAGAAATCTTTAAGTATTTCACAAGCAAAATTAAAGTTCTTTGAAGTTAATGGCGTTAAAGTTGATAAACCTGGATATTATGATGAAATTGGAGAAGAAGAAAAACAATATTATTCATTTATTAATAGATTAAATAATTATTCTCCTTTACAGAAACAATATGATATTTCAAATATATCTTTTTCTTTTACAAAAATAGGAGAAGCAGAATTTTTATGTTGTATGGTTGTCAAAAATTTACAACACCGAGTTAAATTTCAAATGGAGTCTAAAGGCAGAGGAAAACGTGATGCTCAAAATAAGTGTGTTATATTATTTATTGATCGCATTAAGGAAAAAGCTAAATGCGAAATGGATGAAGCTGAAGAAGCACAAGTTGCTACATTAGAAGCTTTACCCCTTAAAATTGAGCAAAGACAGGAAACCGCATTAACAACTGACGTACCAACTGAAACCACGTTACCTTTAATTCCTATGGAAAAAATTTTACAAACATCGAGTGTAAGTACAATTATAAATAAAAATGTTAATTTAACTAATCGTTGGATTGCTATTGATAAATTTAGAATTAATAGAGATACTGGCGATATTGATGTTCCAATAGGATTATGGTCATTTCCCGAAGATATATTGAAAAAAGCAGGTAATAGCCCAAATGCATTATTATTTAAAAGTTATTTATTATGTCAACCACGAATTATAGATTTAAAATTTGTAATTAATTCAAATAAATTCAATCAAGGTAGATTAGTAGTTAGTTATTTGAATGATGGTAAACAAATGCAAGTTGGAGACTTAACTACTGCTTTAAGTTGTAATAAATCTTATATGACAGCCAGACACGCAATTCAAAGAGATCATGCTTTTATTGATCTCAATACTTCCAATGAAGCTTACCTAAAAATACCATTTTTAAGCACGCGTAATTTTGTTCCAATATTTGATAAAGCAGATGAAGAGAGTTTTTCGAGTGCATTGGTTAGTATGCACGTAATTTCACAATTAAAAGTACCAGATGAAGCTCAATCATTTGTTGATGGAGTTTTATACGCAAGTTTACCTGATATTGATTTTACAGCTCTTGTTGAATCTAGAGATATAGTATTTGCAGAGCCAGAGGGAGATTTTGGTTATGGTGAAGAAGAACAATTAAGAACACAATATATTAATGAAATGGTTGAAAGAGAAGAAAAAGGTGAACCTACTATATCTTTTGAACAATGGAAACATGAACATTTTAATCCTGAATTTGATAAATCTGATATTGATTCTGATGATGAAGAACCACAAAGTGCAGAAAGTGAGATTGGTCCATTAGCTACATTAGCTATAGGAGCTATATTACCATCCATATTGAAACCAATTGGTAGTACACTAGGTGGTTTTGGATCAAATATTTTAAACACGATTTTATCACCAATTTTAGGACCCGTAAATAAACAAAGAACCATTGATAAAGGTGAAGCACGTTTTAATACATCGCAACAAATTGTAAATTTAGATAAACCAGCTAAACATAAACAACCTAATGATTTAAGACCAAATTTTGTTGGTGATACTTCAATAGCCGTATTTTCAGAACCAAAATTTTCAATGAGATTAGATCCTACAGTTTTAACTCCACAAACAGTTTTGCATCAACCAAATTCATCTAATACTTCTATATTTGAATTAACAAGAATTTGGTCATATTTTGATAAATTTACTTGGTTAACTTCAAATCAAACCGTAGGTGAAGAATTGTATTCTATGGATACTTTCCCACTTGCATTTGAAAATACAATTTTAGGATTCTTTGCAAAAATGTATAGTAAATATAGTGGTACAATAGAAATTAGATTTGATGTTGTAGGAACACAATTTCATACTGGATCCTTAGAATTATCATATGTTCCATATAGTGCAGATTTTAATGCAGAAAAAGGTAGGAGTTCTTTTTATCAATTATATTATTTAAGAGAAGAAAAACAATTTATTTTCCAAATTCCTTTTATTAATACAAGTCAATTAAGAAGTAATGAACAAGCTTACACACCTAATTTAGGTAAGCTTAAAATTTTTATGCGTAATGCATTAGTACCTATTAGTACAGTAACTCCTTCCGTTGAAATATTAGTTTTTGTCCGAGCTGGACCAGATTTTCATTTTACACAATTGCGTGATCCTATTGATTTAGTTACTGAAACAGCTGATGCAGAAATGGATACAGGCGATAAAGATTTACAAGAAGATATTCCTATTAATACAAATTTAGAATATTCTGGTGTTGTAGTTAATATTGGAGAAGATCATGAAATAATATCAGATGTTTTAAAAAGATATGTTAATACAAGTTTAAAAGCAACTAATACAACAAGTGTAATTTTTGATTTAGATAACATTTTTAAACCTTTAAGTACTACAAAGAAAATTTTAGATTGTTATAGATTTAATAGAGGAGGTTATAGTTTACTTTTTACATTCAAGAATGTTGATAGCACTCCAACAACTTTAGCTAATGTTGATATTGAAAATTTAGATTCAATTCCAAATTGTTCTGTAAATAGATCACAAAATCCAACAACAATAACATCTATTGCAAGTCCTAATAATATGTATGTAAGAGAACCCGATTATTTTAGTTTATCAAATGATTTCAAAATATATGATACAACTGAAACATGGTATACAACAGATCAAAATAAAGTTTATTATCAAACTGGTGAGGGATTTGAAGCTGTTGGAAATAAATTATTAACACCTATTCAAAGTACATTAAATTATTATGCTACTGCTGGTAATAATAATTCAAATAAAATAACAGAAGCTATGAACAATATAATTGAAAATACTGGAGTTTATAATAATCAAATGGATAAAATAAAAACTGTTATGGATAATAATGTTGGTATAAATACTTTTAATAATAGTGTAAAATTAACAACTGATCAATTAGATACATGTAGAATTCAAGCTACTGAAATATCAAATAGTAATATTAGTAAACAAAATTTAAATAATAATAGAATTGTTGCAGCTATTGATGATAATACATCAAGTTTAAGTGGTGAAAAACCAACTTTTATTAAAGTTATATATTGTCCTGATGATTCTAGTGGTATTCCTTATACTGGTAATCCTACTCAACTTATTAATACATCAATTAATCCTTCGTGTAAAATTTATGTTCCTTTTTATTCAAATTTTAATTATCAAGATTTAAAATGTACATCTACTAAGAAAATAACAGCATCAACAAAATCTTTAGGTAAAATTGTTATAATGTCTGATCATCCGATTAATATTGAATGTCAAGCAACAGTTGGAGATGATTTTTCAATAACTAAATTTATTGGTATTCCAAAATATGACGCAAGTGAAATATTAATGCGTTATTATATGGATGAACAAGCTGATTGTGAAATGGATAAAATTTTAAATGAAAGAATAAGAAAACCAGCTTTAAATTTTTGTAGTAAAGTTATAGATAAAGGTTATGCCTCTATCTGTAACACTCAAGAAGCAAATCCATTTAAAGATTTTAAAGAATTTAAAAATAAAACTGATGTATTAACTGATAAAGCTAGTGATTTAATGGATAAATTAACTGAAATAACATCAAATATAGTAACATCAATAAAAGATAAATGTTCTTGGCTTGCAAATACAAATTTAATATTTAGTTCTATATTACACTTACTTCAAGCCTTTGTAAATCCAACAAAAACAACTATTTTAATTGCAATAATGGGAGTTATAACTAATTTAGGAATTTTAACTTTTGATAGTGTAACAAAAATATTTAATTATATAAAAACTAAACTAAGAAATGATACACCGACACAACGAACTTCAGGTGTAGTGAATGCAGATGCAGAATGTGACCACGATTGCACTATGTGCAAAAATTTTGTTAATTGTCACAATAATTGTAAAAATTGTTCAGATCAAAGACCTTTATTTGATACACAAACTACATCACATTTACTAGGATTGATATTGGCATCAATATGTTCGTCTCTTGGTTTAAAAGTAATGGTTAAAAAAGAAGGTTTAGCTTCAGGTTTATTTAAAGTCTCAACAATGTTTTGGAATAGTTTAAATGGTTCAATTAGATTTTTAGAAAGTTTCATAACATTAATTTCTAGATGTTATAATAGAATTTTAGCAAATAATAAATCAACTCAAGTTGCACAATTGTTAAGTACTTCATCTCGTCAAGTAAAAGAATTTGTTTTAGAAGCACAATTAATGATGAATCAACAGAATAGACTTGCTATTCAAAATGATCCTACTTATAAGCGACGTTTTTGGTTATGCGTTACAACTGCATACCATTTCCAAGCTAAATTCATGTTTGATTCAAGTTCTGTCGCAAAAAATATTTTAGCTTATTGTCAAAAATTAATAACATTATCTGATGAATTAAGTGTCAATGCTGTTAATTGTCCAGTAAGATATGAACCATTTGTTTTAGGTTTAAAAGGAGCAACTAATATTGGAAAATCTTATTTAATAAATGGGTTAATTCCAGGTTTATTAAAAGAAGTGTATAATTTTTCAGATTATATGCCACCAATTTTTACTAGAACACCTGGTGTTGAATTCTGGAATAATTATACTGGTCAACCTTGTATTTTATATGATGATTTTTTAGCATCAACATCACCAGAAATAGCAGCTCGTCAAGTAATTGAATTATATAATTTAAAATCTTCTGCTTTAATGAATTGTAACATGGCAGATTTGGCTGATAAGAAAATATATGCTAATCCACTTTTAGTAGCATTAATTATGAATAAACACGTCGCACCTAATGGAACTACAGATCCAGCAGCTTTTAAAAGAAGAAAGGATAGTTTTTGGCAAGTAAGTTTAGCAGATCCAACAAAGAAAAGAGATTCATACACTGATGAACAAAAGAAAAATTATGAGCATCTTAAATTTCAATTTATTGAAGATCCAGTTCACGATGAAAGAATGGCTAAACCAATTACATTTTTAGAATTTAGAAAATTTTTAGCAGATCAAATGAAAAAATATCATGAAAAAGAATTACAAAATGTTAGATTTAGATTTAATGAATTAAGAAAAACTTTACCTGAAAATGCTGTAAATATGACAGAAGGAATTGATCCTTGTGCAGTCTTTTATAATAGTTTAACTCAAGTAAGTGAAAATTCTCCAGTACAAACAGGTATGTTACCTAGTGAAGTTTTATTTAACCAATTGCAATTAACAAATGCTTTACAAGAGCAAATTAGACAAGAACGACCAGGTGTAAATCCTGAAGGATTATTAGATATTATTAGAAAAGTTCCAAGATATATTTTAGACGCTGTTCGTAATTTACCTGTTAAAGCTCAAAATGCATTAATTAGATTTGCT